TTATGATACACCGAATAAAACAAATAGTTATTTCACAGGTATTTATTTAGAAGGTTCTGGAAATAAAGATTGGAAAAATGAAGCATAAATTATGGAATTAGTAACATTTATATTAGTAGTATATGGTTTAACAAACATCATAGTAAATGAAAGTGTTTTTAAAAAACAAATTGATTGGTTGAGAAGTTTAAATACATTTTTGAATAGTGTTCTTAGTTGCCCTACATGCTTAGGGTGGTATATAGGTGTGGGGTTGTTTTTGGTGATGCCTGTTACACTTTCAGGTGTATTGCTGATAGATATACTACTTAGTGGTTTATTATCATCTGGCGCAATCAATTTGATTGAGCAAATTAAAATAAGATTTATGTAATGAAAAAAAGTTATTATCAAGTTTTAAATAAAATGTGTGAAATTGCTTTAAGTGGTGTAAGTGAAGCGGTAGTTCTCGATGTTTGGGAAGTTGAAGCAGTAGCAAGAAAATACCCATTATTAGTTATTGATCCACATTTAAAAAATCACACCTATCAAAATGGTTTATTCAAATTGAAATGTGATTTATATATGGTTGATTTAGTTTTAGATGATGAGAGCAATGAATTAGAAGTTTTAAGCAATATGACAGGATATATGATACAATACTTGAATTATTTAAGAGATCATTTGGATGAATATGGTTTTTATTTTAGAAAAGACATCAATACGGTTATAAATTTACAAACTTTCACAGAGAAATGGTCAGATAGTGTAAGTGGAGTGAAGGCTGAGGTTGATATAATGGTTCCAGATGATGGAAACTTATGTAAAAGTATATGGACTTAAATTATGGCTGATTATTTAGAAATGAAAAGAATTAAAGCAGCACTTATCAAATATGGTGATACTATAGTTGAATTGATGAAGGATGAACTTGTTAAAAATAAAAAGGTTGCTACTGGAAACTTAGTAAATGAAATGAAAAGTTATGTTGAAGAGGAAGATGATAGAGCATTTTTATATATTGATATGCCAAGTTATGGTCGTTATGTAGATAGAGGTAGAAAACCGAATAGTAAAATGCCTCCTATTAAAAGTATTAGGGATTGGATAAATATAAAAGGAATTAGACCTAATAAAAAAATGACACAAGATCAATTGGCTTTTGTTATGGCAAAATCAATTGGTATTAAAGGAGTTCCAGCAGTTCCATTTTTAGATATATGGGAACTACATTATAACGAATTAGAAGATATAATAGCCGAAGCAGCAGCAGAAGATTTAGAAGAAAATATAAATGATTTTGTAAAAGAGTTTAATAAAAATAATTAGAGAAGATGAGTTTAACAGCAATATATCAACCAACAGGAATACTACCTGTAAATAACCCAGTTCCATTGGTGATTAGTTCAAGTTTTTCTGCACAAGCAGGGTTTAGATATAAAATTGAATTATTAGATTATTCGGATACTACTAAACTTGAGGTGTGGGTATATCCTGATACTGATAATAGTAATTATGGAATATATGATTTTAGTATGCCGTTGAGTGATTTGATTACAAGTGATTTAGATAATTGGAATTGCACTGGTATCACACTTGCATCAAGTAGTTATTATAGATTTAAGTGGAAGGTAACTGAATATATTGGTGGAACAAGTGGTGAAACACTTGCATCATCATCACCACTACATGTGTTTAGAGGCGTGAAACAATATGAAAATAAGTGGGAAAGACAAGATTATATACCTGGTAGTTATACATTATTAGTTCCATGGGATGGTTCATTAGCATCATTTTTATCAAATAAAAACGAAAGAGAATATAGTTTAACAGAATATGCTACATTAAACACATTGTTTGGTTCATTTACTGCTGATATAAGTATATGGGATAAGATGATTGTTGAAGTCCATAGGGGAGCATCAACTACTAAATACTATACACCAATAGTTGATCCTAATACTAACTTTTTCGGTGGTGGAGTTTATACTTTACCAATAGGTCCTGCACAATTAAACATAATGGGATTGGGTGGTGCTTTAAGTGGTTATACTACAGGCACACCTACATCAGCAGCAATTTTAGATGCTGATGATGATTATTATGAAATATGGATAGAGAGTGGTTCAACACAATTTACAGAAAAGGTTAGAATAAATTTGGACCACAATTGTTATAAACATGAAGGCGTTGAGTTCTTATGGTTAGGTGATTTATCTACATATGAAACATATACTGCAAGATATGGTAGTGAAAAATCATTTAAAACAGACAGAAATGAAGTTAAAAGTAATTATTATGGTTTAAGTGGTGGTGTTTATGGTTATAATTTTGGAGATCGTGGTAGAAAGAATATAAATGTTAGAACAAATGAGAGTAGAAGTGTTTATACTGACTGGATTAAAGATGAAGAAGCGCAAGATTTGATGGAATTGTTTAGAAGTCCTGATGTTTATATTATTAAAGATGATGAAATATACCCAATTATTATAACTACAACAAGTTATATAGAAAAAACGGTAAAAAATGATAGGTTATTTAACTATAAAATAGATTTCCAAATGGCATATGAAAAATTAAGCAATGTTTGATGAATGTAAATATAGAGATTTTAGTAAAGGGTGTTGGAAGATTAGAAATTAGTTCAAAAGATGTTGATACTTTTGGAGTTCCACTTATATTCAATTTAAGTGATATAAAAGATGTTAGTTCAAGGAAGGCAAACTTTTCAAAAACAATTAAAGTTATTGGTTCAAAACAAAACAATTCAATTTTTAATCACTTATACGAAATTAAAGGACAGAACTTCACATTAAAAATGGGAGATAAACATAATTGCGTTTTGTTAGTGAATAAGAACCCTGTTATGGATGGTTATTTTGTGTTAAAACAAATTAGTAAATTGTTGATTGGAAATACATATCAAGTTGTATATGAGATAAACATTTTTGATCAACTGAAAAGTTTTTTCAGTGATTTAGGAGATAAAAGTTTAATAGATTTAGATTTTTCAAGTGGTTTTACTTTCAATGATATAGATTTTGATAAAGGTGATCACACTTTTAATATACAAGATATAGGAGAACAAATGAGAAGTGAAACTGATTATACTAATGTATATGACTACCCTATAATAGATTATGGTTATGATTTAATAGGTAATAGTAAATACCCATATAATATAACGACTTCAAACGGGTTATTATATCCAGCAGTTTATCAAAAAGCAATAGTTGATAAGATTTTTAGTGAGAGTTCAGGTTATTCTTATAATAGTAATTATCTTGAAGGAATTAGTTATTCAGGTTTTTTTAAGAATATGATGAATATATATAATAAAGGAATAGATTTTACTAATATAGATTTATGTGAATATACAACACAGGGTGCGTTTTCTATTTATAATATACAAGATAGGGTTTCATTTGGTAGATACGTTGCAGTTTTTCCTACTTATATTGAGAACTTCTATAATATAGATGATTATTTGGGAAGTGTAGAAGGAATTGCGACTGGACCAAAAATACCAATAGATGGAAACTATAAATTAAAGTTGAAATTAAATGTTATTGATGATAAAGGTGGAACAGGTTATATTCCTGAAGCAATATCATCATATTATAGAATAACTAAATATAATTATGAGGAAGGAACATTAGAATATATAATAACATATGAATCGAGCGACATGAGAATTGAATTAGGGCTTCCAGTTGATGCGACTAAATGGTATATAGAAGAAGAAATTACAATTGAAGGTGTTAAAGATGATTTTTACTTTTTAACAATATATCCAGGAACTATTGGAGTTTCTGGATCTCAGGGAACGCCTGTGTTGGTTAATGGTTCAGCAGCATTAGAACTTACATATATTCGTGAATTAGACCCAGTTTTTTCAGGGACAACAACACCATATATTTATATTAATCAATTCCTTCCTGATATGAAACAAAGTGATTTCATCAAAGAGCACATTAAATTAGCAAATCTATACATATGGAGTAATAAGGAAGATCCTAAGAGGTTATATATTGAACCAAGAGAAGATTTTTATAAACAAGGTTCAATAGTGAATTGGACAGAAAAGGTAGATTATGAAAAAGAAATTGTTATCAAATCATCAAATGATCAAATCGCTAAAACTTTTAGATTTAAATATACAGAAGGTAGTGATGTTGATAGTGGCGAATATGTTGATTTATATGGTGAAGTTTTTGGAACTAAGGTTGTTGATGTTGATAATAATTATTTAACAAATAAACAAACCGTAGAATTAAAACATCAAAGTTGGGTTATGAATAATAAAGATAATTATTTAATACCAAGTTTATATGATGATACACTACACACATGGTTTGATGATAAGAGTTCTTACGAACCTATGTGGGGGTTTAAGAATAGTATTCAACAATCATTAAGAGTTGGTGGTTATTATAGATTTAATATGAATGGTGTTATAGATCATGTTCCATATGTAACTCACGCAAAGGTTATGGGTGGTGATAGTTTTGATTTGAACTATGAAACTAATAATGAAATATTTACAATAACAAATTATGATAGTTCAAGGGGAGCATATAAGATTTTCTGGGAGAATTATATAAACAATATAACTGATAAAGATAGTAGAATTGTTGAAATGTATTGTTATTTAGAACTTACTGATATATTGAACCTTGATTTTAGGAATAGAGTGTTGATTGATGGACAAATGTATTATTTAGAAAAAGTGGAATATGACCCATCAAAAACTGAAAGTAGTAAAGTTACACTATTGAAAGAAATTGACCCTATTGAAGAAGGTTCCTTTGAAACTTTTTATTTATTAAAGAATGATAGTGGGGACTATATAACAACTTCAGATGGAACAGATGGATTAGGAGATGGTGGAAATAAAATCATAATAAATTAAAGAGATTTTATATATATGATTAAATGAAAAGAGTATATCAAGAAAAATTAAACGAATATAATGGATAGTAGAATAAAAAATCTAACATATGATGGTTCCCCAACAGGCACCACACAAATAGCAATAGATAATTCTTCTTACACTGATGCACATAAAACAACATTAGAAGATGTAAAAGATTACATATTAGATGGTTTTGTTAGTAGTGATATATTTACTACTGGTGTAACATTTGATGTGAATAGTGGGGATTTGATTTTCAGTAGAAATGATACTGGAATATTTTATACCAATTTAGATGGTAGATATAATTTAAGTGGGACAACATTTCCATTATCGTTAAGTGGGTTAACTGATGTTGATTTTACTACTTTAACAACAGGTGAAGTTTTAACTTTTAATGGTTCAATTTGGGTAAATAGTGGTTCAACTGGTGGTGGAACAGGAACTTCTGGAACATCAGGTGTTGATGGAACAAGTGGTAGTTCAGGAACATCAGGTGTTGATGGAACATTTTTTGGTAGTTCAGGTTCATCAGGAACTTCAGGTATTGATGGAACTTCAGG